CAGCAGCATCAAGTGCAGCACCGTCAACAATGTCATCTCCACCAGCAAAGTCAATATTACAAGTACAACTTGCAGTAAAGGACTTCATGATTTCCGCTCCACCAGCAAGCATTACTGATTCAGAAGGGATTTCAAGTAGTTGGAAGATGTCACCATTAGCAATGGTAGCACCTGCAGTAATCATAGCATCAATATCTAAGATTGCTTCAATAGTGCGAACAGAATTACCGACAACTGTTGGAACAGCAAGAACATTTGCCCCAACACCAGCGGTAGTACTGACAGTCATATCAAACGTAGCCATAGTTTATTACTCCCTTATGCTGCGTTGTAACGGGCAGTAACGATTGCTTCAGGACGAAGAATCTTACGACCGTATAGATGCATACCACGAACAATGTCAGCAAAGCTGTCAGGGTCACGATAGGTTTCTGTCTTGTTGATTTGCTCAGCAGTTGCAACAGCGGAGTCATGTCCTGCGACAATAACACCGAAATTAGTCAACTGATTAGCAGTTCCTGAAGTTCCCGGTCCAGTGCCAAGTGCTGGCAGATTGGATGAGGAATAGACACGGAAGCCGTGGAAGTTGTTAACGGTCAAACCGTTACGCAGTCCACCTGATTCACCGAAGTCTGCATTCATGAAACGTGAATCCTCGTCTGCAAGGATTTCCATAAACACCGGGTCAACGATCAGCCATCTCCCTTGTGAGTCAACTTGCTGTTGATCAAGTACACGCTTCATACGAGCAATGATCATTGCAGGTGAAACAGTAGCCGTTGGAAGCGAGGTTGCCCCCGGCATACGTGCAGTCACAGGAATTGAGTGTGTACCCGAAGATGCAGTGGTAATATTACCAAAGTCAGATTTGTGAAGCTGCATACTACCCAGAAGCTCATTGCCTTCTGCAGTGCTGATAGCTTTACTACCGTTAACTGCATCATTGAGGGCGTTGGCTTGGTTGTGCAAAGAACCCTGCTTATAACCTGCCATGTAACCAAGGACTTCTTGGTCATGTTGGTCAGCAAGACGATAAGCAGCACGATCAGTGGCAAGTTGCATGAAATTTACATGCGAATGGGCCTCTTCAATATCGTCCATCTTAAAGGCAAAATAGTTAGCCTTATCAATGGTTAACTGAAATTCGGCATCTTCTAAATCTTGTGCTGTGACTTGTGTACCACGGGCATAAGACGAGACAGAAATTTCTGGTTCCTTGATAATCTTGACTGTATCGCCTTGAGCAGAAATCTCACCGAAGTAATCAGAGTTGGTTACTGCGCCTACGACTGTACTCTTACGAAAGGCAAGTTGTACTTTTTTGGAATAAATGATAGGACTGAAATTACCGTTTGGTAAATTGCCATATCCTGTTGCGGTTGTAAAAGCCATGAGTATATCCTCCATTGAATGTTTTTGGCTTAGGTTTAATTAAGCTAAAACAATTAGATTCAAGAGGCTGTACGTTCTAGGGTGGCGTTACAATAACGGGCCTGTAATTGTTCAGGTAGGTCTTAACTAAAATGTTTTGCTTAGAGTATACTAAAGTAAAAGGTGGCTACCTATAGTAGGGCTTTATCTTTAGTGGTAGTATTGACACCCATAGTTATACTTGTAAATCTATGAGTGTCAAGTGTTTATTTTAAATTAATTATCTAGCACCGCCAGAAAGATCATAGACAAACTTTCCACTGCGTTGAGACTCAGCAATAGCGTCCATGTTTTTCTCAAAGTCTTTATCTGACATATTCTTTACTTGAGACTCACTGAAAGCACCCTCCAAGTCCACAGTATCAGGCTTAGTACCACGCTTGCTTACTACTGCCTTAGCTGCTTCTTTACTAGCCTTTTTACGAGACTTAGTGTCCATGCCCTTGTCTGACTTATACAAATCAATAACACGTACCACAGAACGAGGATCATCTTGGTTCTCATACAAAGCATCTTGTACCCATTTAGGCTGTTCCCCTGCCCAATCGTGGAACTCATCGCTTTCTTTAAGATCATCAAAGTCTGTGTGAGCAGTCCTGATAGCATCCATAGACTTGTCACGGTCAGCTTGAGCAGACATCTCATCAATCTGCTTTAGACGATCCTCTGCGTGACTAAACTTCTCTTGAGCTTTCTTCTCTGCAATAGTCTCAACGATAGCTGCTACATCAGGGTACTTGTCAGCCCACGCTTGAATGTCCTCATCAGACTTGGGTGGACGTACAGAGCCTTGCTCTTTAGCATTCTCTAGTTGAGCTTTGATAGCTTTGAGTTCTGCTGCAGTATTGCTTTGAAGCTTACGGATGTCATCGTAGCGTTTCTTGTAAGTACGCTCCTCACCTGTCTCAGGCTCTTTCTCCGCTTTAGCTTCTACAACTTCAGTTTCTTCTTCTTCTTGCTCTTCCTCGCTAGAAGCAGTAAGCTCTTCTAGTTCAGCCTCTGCTTCAGCAATACGCCGTGCGTTAGCGTTGTTGTACTTTGAGTCTACAAAGCCTGCTACTTTAGGTTTTTCCATCACTGTCATTTCTGCTGGCATCTTTAGTTCCTTTTGTTACGACCTACTAGCTAGGCCATTCTTTCGCTGGTTAGTTTTCTTGCTAGTTACGTAGCCGCCGTTAGCGTAGCTTGTTTTTTTACGTTTACCTATTAAGCCACCTCTGTTTTCTGCTAAATCATCATCCCTAGCTTTCTTGCCAGCAGCAGACATATCTACACTGTCTACGCCTGTATATTCTCCAAACCTATCTCTTTTACTACCGTCATAGTCTTGGCCCCGTGTAGGCGTTGAAGTACGCATAGGTGCTACTGGAGCAACAGGCGTATCAACAACCTCCAGTTGGATGTCTTTATTTATAGGTTCATCAAATCTTCCACTATTGTCAACTACATCGGCTAAAGGATCAATTTTTTCTACGATGTCATCAGCCGCATTGGTTACTACATTTTTTCCCTTATCTTCTCCCTCATCTTCTCCATCAGCTTCTCCCTCAGCTTCTCCATCAAGTCCTAAAGGTAATTGTAAAATATCACCAGTATCCACTCCTAATAATGAAGCAGTAGCATCTATTTGAGTTGAAATTGCATCCTTAACTACAAACTTTAAAGTAGTTGCAATGTCACCCAATTCAACTTCGTCAGTGGGGTCTAAAGCAACAGAATTTTCCACTTTAGGGTCTAGTTTTGTACGCCTTTGAATTTCCCTTAATTCGTCTATTACTGCCCTTGTAGCTGTACCTTTTTTTGCACCGAATAGACCTGTAGCTGAAACACTAATATCTACTAGAGGCTTTCCTGTGTCAACATGGACGCCTTTTTTTAAGTTATTAAGCTGACTTTGTGCTTCTGTTTTCTGTGGCTCGTCAAACGTATCTATTTCTCTTTGTTTTTTAACTAATCCTGCTTTGTAATTTGCAGAAACTGCAGCGTTAGCAATACTGCCTAAAGGCATTACAGTCATAAAGCCTTTTTTACGGTCTATGTCCATTCCAATTACTTGCATTTCTCTAAGCGTTAATTTATCATAATCTAAAACATTAGGAGCTACGCGAACTTTTGACTTTGATCCATCATAGCCCGGATCAGTGTTTTGTACAGGGTCAGCTTCCCTTCTTTGTGAGCCTAGACCCCCTACTGTATCTATAGCCATTGATACTTTAGATTTATAGCCTTCAGGTAAAGGAATATTTGTAGGCCAATATAGTTCCTCTTCTGTACCATCAGGCATAATAACTAGTTGACTTGTTAATTGACCTGTAGCACCTTCCTCGCCCATAAGAGTATTAAGGTATGCCTCTGAGTCAAACCCTTGATCAAAGTCAATATCAATCGTAGGTACAGCAGATGGATTATAGCCTGATACACTACCTCCCGGCGCATAACCCATCAAGCCGCCCTGATTAGCAGCAATCTTAGGCTCCTCTGATATCTCAGGTGTATTAGCGTCTTTCATTTCCTCTGGAGTTTGCATTGCACCTGTTGTAGGTACAGCTATACCTCTTTCTCCTAGCATACGAGAAATCTCAGGGTTCTGCGCTGCAGCTTCGCCAATCTTAGCAATCACATCATCTACTTTATTAGGGTCACTATACATACTATTAGAAGGGTTTTGTTGACCAATCATTCCACCCTGATTCATATTATTCATTTCAGCATCAATTAGAGCGTCAATGTCTTGATCTCCCATTTCAGCCATCTGCATCTGTGGTTCGTCAGCAACAGGTTCACCGCCTATTCTACCATCAGCATCCATCTGTTGCAAGCCATTTTTTGCTTCCATACGTAAATCTTCAAAGAATTTTACACCAAAGAAACGAACAACGTCAGCAGGAACAACATACTCACCTTCACTTAGCTTAGCGTCAATGTCATCACGTACCTCAACAGGAAGTGATCCCGGTGGTACATCATTGCCTGATATAGGGTCTACTGTCTCAGCCTCGCCGCCCAGAGCAAAAGCCATCTGTGTTTGGTTGTTCATATCTGTAAGCCCTCCTTGGGAAAAATTACTTGCCATTTGTATCGTTGGCCCTAGTTGCGGCTCAGGTTTTTCTGATGGAACAAAGAGTTTAAAGATAGGATTATTTTTTGCTAAATCTTTACTTAAACTTACACTAATATCATCTTTAGTAATTCTTCTAATTCCAAGTACGTCTTTTGTACTGCGCGATATTAAAGATACTTCGTCACCTTGATTACCACCAACAACCGATATTTTGTTTGGGTTATCTTGATCTGTTATTCTAGTACCCGCATAAAAAGCTACATGATCACCTTTGCCATCACCATTAAAATCAAAAATAACAATATCACCTTCTTGAGAATCTTTAATGTTATCTACAGGAGAGCCATAATCTATATACTTTCTAGCCCTTTGACCCCCTAAGCCTTTTAATGTATCAGCACCTAATTCTGTAAGAATATAATGTACAAAAGCAGCACACCATGCATTCTCTGTAGCACTAAGACCTTGACCTTCAGCTACACTATCGTAAAAACCTCCAATAGCTTTTTCACCAAATTCAGTATCTTCTTTAAGACCACTTACAATTTCAAGTCCTTTGTATACAGCATTAGGGTCTCTTAATAAATAATTTAATTCTATTGTTTTATCAATGGGGCTTTTAAAGTTAAAAGAAGGGCCAAAATCTTCTGTAGGCCGTAGCTTAGGTCTAAGACTTTCAATAGGTCTACCTTCAGAGTCACGCTTTAAAGGCTCTCTAGGATTAAGAAAAAAACCTTCACTATCAAGCGCACCTTCTATATTACCAGAGCTATCAAGGTTACTATACGAACCCCTATAGTCTCCTAGCGAAGCCGCTACTTTAGCTTCCATATCTTTTTGTAGTTTTGCTTTATTAGTCTCTTCAGTAAACTCTTCAGAAGCCTCTGATTGACGGGTTATTTCTTGCTGTTGTCGCACACGCCCTGAACTGTCATAAGGCTTACCCGTTGTAGGGTCTATAATGCTAGGGTCTCCTCCAGTAGGAAAACCCATAATATCTTCAGTTTGGTCTTCTAAAGTATTAACCATCTGCGTTTACTCCTGCCCTTAAAGTCTTCAATGATCTGAACGCTGCAGCTTGACCCTGTAAGCGAAACAAGTTATCCGAATTTTCACTCTGCTCCATAGTAGTATGTACCCTGTCAAGCCTTACATCAAGTTCAACACAGAAAGCATCCCATAGAGGTTTATCGTTTACTAACTTCTTTAGGATACTCATTTAGTTGGCCTCTGTACTAAGCTAGGGTTTACTTCTCTAAGTATATCGTCTGCTGCAGTTTCCTTTCGGATGTTTTTAGCAATATCAGGCATAGGCACTACATCATCAGTGTCTTCACTCTTTAGCCTGTCAGGTAATACATCTTTATAGTCAAAACTGTCAGGGTCATTTTGTTGGCCCCAACGAATACTCCCGCCTTTACCGCCATAACTATGCAAAACTACAGGTATAGTATCTTCTCCTTCAGCAAGTAAAGCCATAGCTCTGTGACGCCCTTCATGTCCTACAACCTTTGCTGTACCATCCCCTGAGTTTTCAAATGTAAGACTTGGAATGGACCTAAAAGGCGTACCTTTTTCTACAAGCTCTTTTGTTATTTTTCTTGAGTCAGCTCTTTGCGGATCGTCAGGACTTACTTTTTCTGCCACTTTAAGAAAGTCTCTAATAGGCATATCAACAAGTATTTCTCTTGATCCTACAGATTGTCTTCCCGCCTGTTCTAGTAATTTTGCATCAAAGCGTTGAGGCTTAACTGTAACACTAGGAGAAGCCTTACCTAAAGCCTGTGTAGTCTCTCCTACACCTTCTGTAAAGATTTCCTTTAGAGCCTTTGCTCCCATGCTTGCAAAACTCATTACTGTACGTTCCCTGTAAAGCCTTGTTCTCCCGGTGCAGCAGCAGCGCCAATACCTATGTTACCGCCTCCACCACCGCCCATGTCCTCTGGGCCTGTAGGAGCGGCCCCCTGTGGTGCTGGTGGTCCTTGCGGTGGTTGACCCCCTTCAGGAGGAATCCCTCCCTCTGGTGGCGTTGGTAGCGGCTGTGCGAACTGCTTAAATATCTCAGCTTGAATAGCAGCGTCCTGCATTGAGTTAGTAACCTTGTCAGGATCAAGGTCCATGCTGATAGCAATCTCACGAATGATGTAGTCCATCTTGGCAAAGGGAGCCAACGCAGGGTTTTGTACTACCTGCAAGAACTGGGTCAAACGTTGGCTACGCACTTCGTTAGCCATTAAGCTCTCAGTACCCTGTGCGCGTACTTCCAAGTCACCCTTAATCTCAGGATCAAAGTCAAACTGCATGTTGAAGTTAAAGAACGCCTTACCCAAAGGAGCAAGCATATAGTCATCTACATTCTTAATTACATTTCGTATAGAGCCATTAGCAGCAGACATAAGCATACTAATGCCAGAAGCCGTTCGTCCAACACCTTGCACTCCTGTCTGACCGTGAGCAAAGCTAGGAAAGCCAGTACTCTCGTCTGCTAATACACGTGCCTTATCAAAGAGTTGCATGTTCTCGCCAGCTACATTCGGGAACTTAGTGCCAAAGATAGCTTGACCGGGCGCACCCCCTTGCCTACGAAACACCTTGCCGGGGTACAGAGATAGGTCTTGACCGGGGACTAAGTTAGTCTCATCAATCTCTATCAAAAGGTTACCTGACATAACCGCATTGTCTACCGCCATACGCATGAACCCATTCATAAGGGTCTGAGTGTCATCCATATTCTCAGCTATACCTACACCAAAGAAGCTATAAGGGTTAAGCTCATAGGGTACAGCGTAGTAAGGTATCAGGGCAGGTTTAAACGGATTCATAACCATACGGATTACTTGATGATTACAAACCCAAATGTTTACGTTTAACTGTTCCGCATCCTTTAGTTCTTTAGGGATATCAATGTCATGCTCTTTTAGTACTTCAGAATCTACAAAGCCCCAGAACTCAAACAACTCATAACGCTCAGCTTTTGACTCTTGAGCGTCATCCTCCATAGCTTGCTCCCACCACTTCTTCTCATAGGACTCGCCCATGTTAAGAGACTTCTCAATGGCGTTGTCACGAAAGAAAGGCCGACCTTTAAGCGCACGTACTTGAGAGCGTGATAGTTTATGACGCTCAACGATATACTCAGCCTCATCCATATTAGCTGCGTCAGGGTCAGGGTAGAAGTTCCAAAGAGAAACATGGCTAGTAGAAGGCACAGTTTTGATTGTAGGTTGGTACTCACCCTCATCATTCCAACTAGGATACTCTTTGTTGACCGCAAACGGCCCCTTCATAATGCCTGTACCAAACAAAGCCAACTCAAAAGAACTAAGGCGTAGCTGTTTGTTAGCACCTGACTCTTCTAGTTGATCATGAATTTTCTTCTGCATCTTCTTAGCTGCAACCAAAGCAGGGCTAAAGTTAATGCTACTAGGTAATCTTCCTACACCTTCTACAAGTTTATCTTCTACAGGCTCAAGCTTCTTAGCTAAGCCACCAAGACGGGCCTTAATAGACTCCATAGTATCGCCGGGTTCAAGCGCAGTGTCAGGCCCAAACATAGTGCCAAAGGCGTCTTTTAATGCATCACCAGCTTCTTCTGCTTTGGGATTGACATCAAAGTGTACCGTGTCTGCTACACCTTCAGGCAACGTAGTAGGATCAATAGCTAAAGGAAACTTTTGACTGCCAAATAGTACTTCTACAATCTGACCGTAGGCAGCTAGAGTTTTAGTCTTAGTAACTTTTACAAATACTCTTGACTTCTCTGCTTCTGTGAATTGTACTTCACTATTGTAGATACCTCTATAGTTACGGTAAGCACTCATCCAACGTAATTCGTCTGTATAGCGTGAGTCTTCTGCTTTCTTGTACTTGCTCATAACCAAGTCAATAATGTGACCCGCTTTAGGATCAGTCATGCTTTCTGTAGACACATCTTTAATGTGTGCTGACTCAGCAGACTCTAAGTTTGATTCAAAGTCAGTTGTGAAATCTTCAGGGTCCATACTTAATATCCAAATGTAGGATCAGCAACTTGAAAGCCGCTTCTCTGTGTTGCAGGATTAAAGTCCCATAAGGAACTTCTTGGTCTAGTCATTATACCATAGCGTATTGCATCGTACAAGTGATCTTCTGCATTAGTATCAACGTCTTCTGGGTTTCGTTTATCTAAAGGAAGACTTGGTAGTTGTGCTATGCAGTTGGTGCAGGTGGAAAAGAATACGAGTTGGGGTTCCTCAGTAAACTCCTCCACCTGCAAACGGCGGTGTATCTCATTTTTACCTGAAACCCTAGAACCTTTAGAGCGATCTGAAGGTCTCCAGCGACAGCCCTTCATAATCATTTGCTCTGCCAAACTAGGTCCAGTGTCACCTCTTTTATGCCAGAGGGACGAGTCCAACACGCCGTATCTCATAGTGCCATCACCCGCCTCTGCCTCAAGTATCATATCCGCTAGATCAGTGGCAGTGACTTTAGTTACATACATCTCTCTGTAGACTACCAACTGCTCTGAGGGAGAAACAGCAAACCACACAACACCTGTCCAACTGCCGTAGCCGTAATCGCAAGCTCTGAACTTCGTCCAGCTATTAGGAATACTATAAGGCTCAACAACGTGTATTTTTCTATTGAACTCTGGAAAAGCTGCGCCCTCATTAACATCCCAATTACCCTCTAGTAGTTGTTTGCGTTGATGCTCTGGCATAGACAGAAGCATAGTTTCATAATCACCACTGTCAGCTAGGTAAGGATTGTCAAACAAACTTGCAGGAATAAACCTGCGTCTAAACAATGGCTGGCCTGCCTTAGTGTGTCCTTTAGGATACTCAAGTCTATCCCCTGTCTCAATGTCCGTAGCCCAGAAAGGTGTATTAGGTTTGGATGGGTCTATAAACATCTTCTTAACCCACTGATGTCCCACAGAACCGGGATTGGTTGTGGCTCTCATGTATAAGCCTAGTTCTGGTGCTGCACTACGTAAACGTGAGCGCATATAATTCCACGCAAACGGGGTAGACCATTGAGTTAACTCATCAAATGCTATATAGTTAAACGCTTGTCCTTGGTAACGCATAACGTCTTGGTCTTTATCTAGGTAACTCATCCAGATACGACCGCCTCTAGGTGTAACCCACTGTGACTTACGCTCTGACCACTTAATGCCGGGAATTGCTTTAGGATACAACTCTTGACTTTTCTGTATAAGCTCTCTAAGCTCCTCTGTAGTGTGACGTACAAGTAAGCCACTAAACTCTTTATGGTTAAGACTACGTAGAGGGTCAGCTAGTGTAGCGTAGCTCTTGCCACCCCCTGCTGCTCCACCATACAGTACTTCTCGTTCAGCAGAGGCTAAGTAGTCTGTCTGTGGCCCGTCATTAGGCTTAAAGACAATGTTTTGTGCTTGTTCTACATCAAAAAGTGCTGCAATAGGGGTAGCTGGCACTTTCTGCTTTGTTTCACGTGAAACTTTCTTAGCTGGCTTGGGTGTAGTAGCCGACCCTTTCTTTTTCAAGCGTTTCGTACTGCGAGATGGCTTTTTGGAGCCTTTTGGCAAGCTCACGTTTAATTCTAGCAACTGTTTTACGTTTTCGCTCAATGTCTACTCTTTTCTTTAAACCCATGTGAGATATACTTCTACCTGACTGTGTAGTTAGCCACGCAGATACTTCTCTGTAACTATACTGCTTTAAATGTTTCTTGGCAAGTTCTAATAGTTCCAGTTCTCTAGTAATAGGGTTTAGCCATCCTTCGTTATCAGTGTCTATTTCGTACCCCCAAGGTACAGGCTTGACTAGCCTTGGTATGCGTTCCCACCTCTTCATCTTTTCAGGCTTAGGTAGCATCCAAAAACCTAAGTCATTATTAGCAAAGAAGTTAGTCATCATTACTTTCTTTAGGTGGCAAAATAAACAAACCACCGCTTGCCTCTACAGCAACCTTCTCAGTCTTAACTACACCAGCACGATCCAGTATCTGCCCTGCTGCTACCATCTTCTCTTTAACGCCTAGCTGTGTAGGGTCCATCAGCGCACTACCGTAAGCTACAGCAGCTTTAGGGCCAAGCCTAGACATGTACGTCTTGGTAGCCTCAAAGATTTCATCCTTTAGTGCTTCTACAAC